AGACTTGTCTGTTCTGTCCTCGTTCACATTCATAACCTACCCCTTGTTTTCATCAATCATCAGCGTGGCACTTTTAGCCGCACTGATTTGTTTAAGCCCTATGTTCATAGCTGCCCCCTTGGTTAACCTTACTAATTGCCTTGTTCACAGCCGACCCCATATTAGGACAAAGATCAGCTATCAACGAAATAGCATCCTGTATTTGGTAGCGCTTCTTTAGCTGCGCCTCACTGGCCTTATTCCACTTATCCTTACCAATGCCTACCTTACATTCGGCAGCTATGGTGTTGGCTATCTCGGACATTCTTAGCGGGCTAAATTCCTTTGAGAATGTACGGTTTAACGTGCTGGCCATGTTTTTGTATGATTCGCCGGACTCGTCGCGGGCATCAAGCAAGCCGTCCACCACCCATTGAATAATACGAACCTTTAGTTGTGGGCTGTACCACATAGCCATATCAACGAATAACACAGGGTTGACCCAGGTTCCGCCATACTTGCCTTTTTTGGATAGTTTCACGTCATCCGGCCCTAAGTTCTCAACTAGGCAAATTTCCTTTATTAGCTCGCTTGTGGAATCCAAGTTGAAGTAGGCCCCCATTTGCTTCTCGCTCATTTCGGACTGTTCCCGCAAGGCATTACCCACCTTGTGCAAGTCGTTTGTATTGAGCATCCCCGTTTTATGGTTTTGGCGAATCATACCGCCCAATAGCTTGCGCTCCATTACCACCGCTGTTTTCATGCTATGCCCCTAGATCTACGGTGTAGTCGCCGGATTTAATCAAAGCGACTATGTATTGTATGTTCTCAATACTTGCTATAGCAGTGATGTAAGTGACTCTATCACTGTCATTAGAAGCGTTCATCGCTAGAATATTGGCATTTATTTCTGCCTGATCTAGTGCTGCCAGTAATTTATCGCCGTCTAGTTTCATCCTAATCCCCTTACTTGTTAACTGAGATTAAATAATAAGCTTTCTAATAAATAAGATCAAGTTAATAAATGTAATGGATTCGTAATAAGTTGCTTTATTTACAGCCGGTATACAAACCCCATCCCCACCAGTACCCCAGGCACAAAACTCAGCTTAACCCCATAGCCCCTCCAAAATTGCGAATAAGTAACCTGCGGGATAATCACCAGCCCACCAACTAGGTGTAACTTTGACGGGTAATTGTCCACCGCCACTACATCCACACCTACCCCGTTAGACCAAGCGTAAGAGCCGCCAGCCAGGAATGAGCGCCTACAGTGACTATTGATATAGGTGCCTGCTAGATAACCGCCCCTATCGAGTGCTACGAGGTCGTGGGATTCCTTGCGGCATTTATCGTAGTAAGACGGGGAGCTGAAATGGTGGGTTTTGAGGCCAAGCGCTAAAACATCGGCGCTACAGGTTGAAAAGGCGAACATTAACACAGTAGCCAAAAGAGCCTTCATAGCAGTTCCTTGCATGATTGTTATATTTTTTCGGGCTTTCAGGATGCATTTTAACAGCTATTAGATGTAAAAAGCGGCGGGTAGACCATATCAGCCCACCCGTTGGAATATTTTGTCATATGGCTTTATTTATTAGATAGCACCTGATAAAGTACGATAACTAACACACCAAAGGGGATTCCCATGCAAGTAACAGCCAAGCCAATCCGATTAGAAGAAGAATACGACAAAGTGGTTAAGCAGATTATGAAAGACCGTGAGTGGTCATATAACAAGGCCGTTAACTATATTGTGCGCACCTACATCAAACACATGGAATATTTGGAGGCGTAATTAATGCACTATTACAAATTCAATATTGGGGACTATGCCAGTCATACCCAGCACCTAGAGCCGCTTGAAGATATTGCTTATCGGCGAATGCTGGATTGGGTGTATTTGCACGAATCCCCATTACCAGATTCGCCAGATCAAATAGGTAGATTGATTAGAATGCGAACGCATAGCGAGTGCATAGCGGACGTATTGCGAGAGTTTTTTACGCTAACAGATCATGGCTGGATGCAGGAAAAAGCCTTCCAAGAAATAGAGGCGTACAAAACCAAGTCAACCAAGGCAAAAGCAAGCGCCATGGCAAGATGGTCTAAGGCTACCATTAAGCCGGATGCGAACGCATTGCCAGTGGATAGCGAACGCAATGCTAACCATAAACCATTAACCACTAACCATAAAACACTAAACAAAGAGATAAAAACAAAAAGCGTTGTCATAAAAAAACCCATTGAATTACCCAATTTTATCACTGAGAAAGAATGGGCCGAAATAAAGAAAATCAAGAAGGCGGCCACCAAACAAGTGATGACCGAACGGGCCGAGAAAATGCTCATAGGGAATTTGGTCAAAATCAATGATTCTGGTTACACGATGGAGCAGGCGCTAAATGTTTGGAGCGAATATCCACACTGGAAAACCATTTCACTAGAATATCTATCAAACAAACTGAATAACGTACATTACACACAAGGGGATAAAAATGAGAATAACGCAAAAGCAATTAATGGGCGCACTGCAATCACCTTCACAGATACCAACTTCTAGCCCCGCTATGGTGCCTGAGGTGGGTTTAAACTCAAAAGCCATGCTAGCGTATGGGAAGGCAGAAAGTGACGCACAGGGGGAAACACAGGGCGACCGTAAATTTATCACGGACTTGTTTGCCCGATTGAATACTGTCTGTACTGCGGGCTTTCATAATCTAAAGGCGCTAAGCCCAGGTGAGGCACAGGCACAGATTAGGCTAAACATGCGTGAATGGTTGAATGAATTTAAATCGAGCGGCATGGATAACCCCGCCTTGATCGATTATGCCATGGGCCGAATAAGGTCACTGGGTTCCCCTTTTGTGCCTACTGTTGGCGAATTTATCGCACTGTGTGACGAGGGGCGGCTACCGGCGGGCACTAAGAACGGCCAAGACTCATACAAAGAAATGCTCAAATACAACATCTTACCCAGGGAAAAGCGGGAGCCAAGTACCTTATCACCGGAAACCTATCACACGTTTAGCGTGATTTGTGAAAGTGGCAATTTGCCGTATTTCAGAGACTTAGACGAATCTAAATCAATTAAATTTTGGGTGGCGCGGCACGATGAAACACTGGCCAGAATGAAGGACGGGCAGGCGTTAAAGCTAGCACCAGCACCCGCAGAAAAACTTGAGCACATACGCCAACCCGCCAGCAAACAAACGGCTATGAGCGCAATACAGGCAATGAAAGAGGGATTGGGTGGATTATGATTATCGGGCTAAGTGATTATATAAAGGTTTCTGATGAGACTGACCGAGACGGGGACGTATCAATAACAATGGAATCCTCAGAAGATGAACGTTATGTGTCTGACTACCTTGATAAAAAGGGGGCGGCTGAACTTATAGAGCATTTAAGCTGTGTATTTAATTTGGGCTATGAGGTTAAAAAATGATTGATTTAATAGTTAGTTTTTCAGGGGGCAGAACAAGCGCTTATTTGGCCAAGTGGTTGAAGGACAATAAAAGCCATATTTACAATCTAACCTATATTTTCATGAACACGGGCGCAGAAGACGAAAGGACGCTTGAATTTGTAAATCGGTGTGACAAGGAATGGGGGTTAAACCTTATATGGCTGGAGGCTGACGTGATCCAAGGCGAAAGGGTTGGGACAAAATACAAGATAGTGACCTTTGAAACCGCTAGCCGTGAATGTGAGCCGTTTTACGATGTGGTGAAGAAATACGGCATACCAAACAAGAGCTACCCGCACTGTAACCGAGAATTGAAACTGGCTCCGTTTGAAGCTTGGATGGCTGACCACCTACCGGACGCACACAGGGCCATTGGCATTAGGTGTGATGAAATAGACAGGATGGCGGCGAACATGGACGAGAAGCGCATTATATACCCACTGATAACTATGCACCCGACACGCAAAGGGGATGTGCTGGGCTGGTGGTCGCGCCAAGACTTTGATCTTAATTTACCAGAGCATTACGGCAATTGTGTTACCTGTTGGAAAAAATCCGACAGAAAACTACTTACTTTGGCCCATGAAAATCCAGCCCTATTTGATCACTTTAACAATATGGAGGTTATCGCCAGAGACATAGGATCAAACGCCGAAAACAACAAGGGTAACTTCTTCAGGGAAAACCGGAACACAAAACAAGTTTTGGCTGAGTCTAAAAGTGAATTTAAGATATTCCAAGATAAGTATTTTAATACCAAGAATGATGTAAGTAACGGCTGCACACAATCGTGTGATTTGTTCGGGTGATTTATTAGATTGGTAGTTTATGCCAATAAGGTTGGTAGTTCTGGCCATGATATAAATCTTGGGGGTATTTATAATAGATTTTCAATTAAGGGGATGGATATGAACACAGTCAAAACGTACAAGGGCCACACGGTGCCGGATGGTGCAACAGGGTTTATACCTAAAACAGATATCTATACAGCCATGTTTGTTAAAGATGGTTTCTTTATGAGGGTGGGCTGTAGTAGCTGGGTGGTAGATACAAACCCTTCGGTAAACGGAATAATTGAAGGGCTACCCCAAGAACCAGAGCAGTACACGCCAAACGTTGGTGAGTGGTGTGAATGGCGCGGGAAAAGTGGTGGGTTTTGGGTTAAAGCAAAAGTGTCTGCGATAGAGCTTGATACATTCGTATTTTGGCAGGACGAGAACTCAGGATATAGGCCGAATAAGTTTGAAATAATGGACTTTAGTTCGGTAAATGTTCGCCCCATCAAAACAGAGCGCGAAAAGGTTATAGGAGCTGCGCTTGGCGGCGTATCGGGAGTACTGGAAACCCCAGAAGTATTGCTTTTCATTAATCAACTTTACGATGCTGGAATGTTAACTATGCCGGAGAATGACAAATGAAAGTAGATATGAATGACGTACAAGAGGATTTCAAGCGCTACCAAGGCGAGATTGATGATCTAAAAATGGCGCTTCAAGGCGTGCTTACTGAATTGATGGGGTACACAAACGAAAAGGCGGGTGAGTGTACGGGGTGGGCTGGTGAAGCGGAAGACCTACTAAAGGCTGACTCATGAGCCATTACATGGGAGTGCCAACCGGCAAGCCAAGCGGCACACTGATAACCCAAGCGCTAAAAGATAAGGTCTTTGGCGAAAAGCTACGGGGAAGCTGTCAGGAAGTGGATAATCGCTTTAAATGTGTGGTGGCCTATCAAGGTAAAAAATACACATTTGATAAACACGACACAATTGCACTCTGTAATGCCCAGTACGACCACCGACTAGCAAAGATTAAAGCCAAGGTAACGCATAAACCCAGGTTGCCCGCTGCAAAGGGCTATCGAGTAAGGGAGCTGGCAGATGGCACCAGAACTTACCATGTATCAATAGCCCTCAGTGGAAAAATGGAATACATAGGAATGCGCAAAACAGAAAAGGCGGCGCGTGGTTTGTATCTTGAAACCTGGGTGGAGTATTTCGGCCCCATACCTGAAGAGCATTATTTGAAAGAATTGGCGGACAAATACGCAGTAAGTTAAACGGCAGTAAACCATAAAATAATATAAAAAGGATTTACCTATGAATTTAGAGCTTATACGCCAAGTACTGGCAAGCGCAGCACGAGCAAAACTGCCTATGGCACAAGAGGCCATGCAGGAGTTAACGAGCATAAACGGCAATGTGCTAACTCTAAAAGAGGAAGTGGCCAGCTTGCACGATGATTTAGAAGAGCTGCGGACTATTCAGCATGGGTAGCCAACAAAAGGTAATGTTTGGCGGTGTATTTGTAGTTGTGGGGTGTGTTTGGCTGTTAAATTCTTGGGAGTATATCCAAGTTGAGGAGCGGGAATTTTTACCATTGCCCGCGCCTAATGAAAGCCAGATTGCTAACCAGTGCAAAAAGTACTATTTAAATTATGGTTACAAATTAATAAGGGGATAAAGCGTGGTCGAGTTTGATGTGTGGAATGCAAAAGACGAGATAATAGAAACTGAGGACGAAATACTTTCTATTATTGAGCAATTAACAGCGGAGAGACACTCCAAAGAAAGCGGCCTAATCCCACGGGGTGAGGCATGGCGCAAGGGTGCGCAATATGCGGTAAAGCAGAAAAAGAAACAGTGTGCAAAACTAAGGGTGGCTATAAAGAAACACAATATTTCTGAGGCTGCAAAGATAAAAGAGCAGGCCAAGGCAGAGAAAGCGGCAAGGGTGGCAGGGAATAAGCCAGAGGCTGAACGGAACGAGCTATTTACCCAGGCGCTAAAGGATATGGTGGTTAGTTATCTGGGTAAGGATGTTGCAACGGATATATTTAGCGATTGCGGCGCGCAGGCTGATAGGCAATTAAAGAATTTATCAATGATTAAGTAACAAAATCCCATTACCAGCCAAGCCAAAAGGGTTGATAATGGGTTAAATCAAAAGGGGATAGAAGAATGTCAGAAATTAAAGAAATGAACGAAGACCACATCGTAATTGATGCGGATAATTTGCCATTGGCTATGTTTGATCAGATGAACGACCCGTTCCCAGGCTGTGATGTAGCGGTGTATTTCAACGATGATAAGTCATGGCATGGAGCATGGTGGAAAGGTACAGAGCTAAAGATTAGCCATAAAGATGGATTAGAGCTTGATGGATTTGTGGGATTTTATCAGGATAACCAGCGCCAAACCGAAGCCGAAGGGGGCGCATAGTGGCCAAGCAATTCCTTATAAACTCATTTTGTATGGTAGGCGATGAAGGCAACAAGCGCACCGCCCTAGGCATGATAGGCCTGCACACTCACGAAGCTTTAGCGGCATACGTGAGCGGCTTTAGAGATGATCTAGAGCGCCATGGAGAGTGGTTACTGATAAACGGCCATGAAGTATCTATAAACATTGAGCTAGAAGAAGTAGAGGCAGCCTGTGGGAATCATTGATGTACAAGCCAGTGATATTGAATACCTGAATCGGGTTATTGACGAAATAGGCGCGTGTTCTAGTAAGCGCGAAGTAAACGCGGTTCTGGCTAGGCATAACGCAATATTGCTTGAGAAAAAGCGCGCTATTGCATCACGGGGCCAGAAGATACGGCATGAGAAGAAACGGCAGCAGGAGCTAAACCCCTGAGCCCAGGGTTTATGAGGGCTGTAGGATTTAGCGGTAACATAGGGGAAGCGTCCGATAATTAGGCGCTAGACCATTGAGAATAACGAATTAAAACAATAGGGAAACAATAAATGGGTACTCAAGAGCAGTTAGCCGACAGAATAGAGAGCGGCATAGCTTGTATGGAAGCGCTTAAAAAATACGTTGAGGAGTTCGGTATCGATATAGACGCTAAAGTGATCAAAGCAGAGGCCGGTGAGGCCATTCTACGAATGCAAGGTAAGTACGGGGAATAAATAACACTAGTGGCTAGCAACCCCTATTTTGACGCATAGACCAGTAATGTTATAATAACAACAAATTAACCTAATCTAAGAATTCCCATGGCCACTACCAAAGTCAAAAAGACGCAGAAGAAGAAAGCCTCAAAGATGGCGGGTGGTGCCGGTAAAAAGCGGGTTAAAAAAAGCTGATGCTGAGCCTATCCCTTCTACTAGTGGCCTTATTATTTAACGCGGTATTCAATACGCGAGATGGCCGGTCGCTTGTCGGTCTAGCTGTATTGGTGCCAACCGCAGCCCATTTCATTCTAGCAAGTGATTTGGGTGGTTATCAATATTATGGGTCAGTGGGCGCTATGTGCTGCATCTCGTTTGCACTTCTTGAGTTCCTGGAAGACTCCCCTCTTGTTACCGCGATTCAATCTATACAAATTGCCGGCATATTGGCCAACGGGTTCGGCGTGGTGATGTATTACGCATGGCAGGAGCCAATGCTATATAATGTTATAATGACCGCTCTTATTATAATTGAATGGACTAGGCTAATGCTAAGGACGCGGGCGGATGGTGAGCACGGAGCAAATAATTTCATGCGCAATATTCGCCTTAATGCTGACATCCACAACCTGGGTGTTACTAAGTAATGACTACAAGCGCGCATACCTTAACAGATGGAAAGAACGAATTATTAGATTTGGCTTTAAGCAGCCCAAAGGTGCAGGCAATAGTGGCAAGCGGAACGACCGGTCTGGCCATTGATTACAATATTATGTCCTGGCTACCTCCTGTTATTAGTCTAGTGGGTGGTATCTTCGGTATTGTTATTTCAGTTATGATTATTCGCCACAAGCATATCCAAATGAAGCACACCAAATTAATGTACCAGATAGACAAAAAGAAATTAGAGGCCATGTAATGTCAGGTTTTAATAAATTCGAGTACGGCCTAGTCATTCGGTCCAATATTGGCCAAGACGTCTTGACCAATGAAGGGCTTGAGATGACTATTCAGCCCGAGGTGGGCGCAAGCATGAACGCAACCGCTAATGGTTTCGATATTCCAGTGGGGGCTATTATCGTCAAGAATCCATTGGTCACGGTTGGTGTGGTGGATGTGGAAGTGGGCGATGAAACCTTCTTGGCCAATGAATACCTTGAATACACTATCCAACCCAATGATTTATCAAAGTCTGGAATCTGGCGTGTAAAGGGTTCGGTGGATATATCGTCCAACAATCGAGCAGTTAGTGACTTTGTGCGTTTCACTGTCTTAGAATAATAAGTTATAATGTCCAAGCTGTCGGAAGTGAAGGGCTGACAGCACGGCTAGCTAGCCACCTACTCCCCTTCTCCCTTCAAGTATTACAGCCCTTCGGGGCTTCACCTTCTCCCTTCACATGGAGAAAGCTGTGCCTAGCGAGATTTACTTAATTGAAACCAGTTCTATTAGTGATGGCGTGTACCTGTCGGGTGAAATGCCGCTAGGATACAGTACAGGCTACATATCCTTAAAGTTTTTGAATTCTTCAGGGGCCTCTGTTGTTCCGACAACTGGAACTGTTAAATTTGAGGGTAGCGAGGATGGCTCGTCATGGGGTGAAATTGCCACTATAGACGCCACACTGGTTGGTGCGGGTGTTGAGTATACTCGCCCCGCCTTTGCTGGTCCTGTTTCAAAGGTTCGCGCCACATTGTCAATGATAAGCGCGAATGCGGCTTCGGTGATGGTGCGTATTGCGAGGTATAGCTAGTGACAAATAGATTTCCTATTCCTGGCGTTAGCAATGATAGCTCTTCTTTATCTTATGCACAATTAGAGTTATTCAAGCATCTATCTTACAACGCGCTACTTGATCAAGTAGAAGTAGACGTTGCACTATCCACAACATTACATACGTTTAGACTAAGCCATCAGTGGTCAATGTCCAGTGGTGACACGACACTAGTGTTCGGGTCTACTGCATTGGACTCGCAGCTTATGCCGCTCATGCAAGGCATAAAAAACTATACCAAGATTGAAAACCACACTGTAGCAGGGATTATAAGGCCTTATGCCAAAGTTTACTCTGATGATGTCAGCTTTACTGGGTTGCGTGATGGTGGGAGTGCTATAGACCCCGAGGGGGAGGCTGTGCCTTATGAAGGAATCACGGAGCTAACCAGTAACTTGTCTGTCTATGCAGTGAGCTCAGTAAGTGCAGAGGCCATACCAGCTGGCACAAAGTTGAGGTATAAATTATGGCAGGGTGAAGACGATACGGGTGATCTAATACTATCCCAATACCTAGTTACTACCGAAGACCATGATGCGGATTTCCCATTTACATTGTGGTGGTCCAACCTTGCGGAAGGGCAGAAGGGCACTTCGGTATTCGCAAGGGCTACTATTGAACCGCCTGGCGAAGAGGAGCGGGTAGTATTGGCAAGGCCCAATCAGGCAGGCGGGCATTGGAATTCACTGGCATTTCGCACGTTCACCACGGAGGAGGTGGTGCTTGAGCCTGCACTGCTTGCGACAGAGCGCCTGATACTGGGGAAGGACAACCCTAATGGACTCCACTTAGCTAAGAAAGGGTTTATCTATGATGACGCTGACCGCGGCATACTTACAGAAGCTGAACCTAACTGCGTAGGAATAGGAAGGTCAATTACTGGCAACTTCTATAACGGCGTGGAAATGCCAATATGGTCGGAGGCGGACTGTAACAATACGCACGACCTCTACTGGTCGATGTCCAAGCTATGCGCCTCCCTTGACTATGCGCCTCTTATGTATTTTGGTAGCAGTGTATTTGGTATGCACGTCAGTGTGCGCAACTCAAGTATAAAGTGCGGTATGCACATGATTGGGGGAGGGTGGCAGTATGTGTCTGTACCGCTAAATAATGTTGAGTGGTATAGGATACATATACACCGAACACCTACCACGCTAACTCTATCTAACGGCATAGACTCGGTTACCATGACAAGCCCCACAGGCTGGGAGCCTGTAGCTATCAACTATATGTCAGGCCCATATTATACTTTTGGCAATGCTGCTTATGTGAAAATAAGGCACGTAGAGTCCTACCTAGGAACCAAAGGGGCAGATGGTAGTGTTCTGCTATTCGGTGCTGAATGTGCCGGCCTTCCTACCATAGGCAGGGATAATGTAGGTAACTTACTATGGGACCAAGAGAACGGCACAGCCAGAATAACCAACCGTGATGACGTTAACTTTTAAGGGGTTACACAATGCAGGAAATAAGTAGAACGAAGTTAGTACTCGACCCCATGGACACGGTGTTAATACGTGACAGCGTGGACAATGAGATTAAGGAGACGTTATCCGAGAACGTCTTCGTACACAGTCTGACGCAGACGGGCGTAGACCCAGTGACAGGCACAATCACATACACCATGTGGCGAGATATCAGCCAAACTGTATCCATGGGTGACGTTGTGGTTAAGCAAGGCGTGGATGGAACTGGGTTGTCTATCCCTGACTACGTAAATGGGGATTACGCCAAGAACGAAACTGTGATGGAGGATGGCTTGCTGTATCGTGCATTAGGTGTGGTAGCAGCAGGTACGGGTATTCCCAGTGCCACGCCAGCACTATGGAAAGCCGTACAAGTTGGTGGCGTAAACCTTGTGCACGACCAAGCAAGGGATTACGCAGTGGGTGAGGTGATTCTAGTTAATGGGGCATTCTATACGCCATTCACAAACATAACTGCGAGCAATGCCTCCCCCGTTCCTTTTGTTGAGGGATACGCTATTGATCAATGGTACAACGTGGCGGGCGGTGTATTTCGTCATTGGGGTATAACCGAGGCCGTGGCAGCAGACACAGTGCGCAGGTTTGGTGATGCGCTATACCAATCTAACTCAGTAATAGCCGCAGGTGTGGCCTTTGCTGTGGGTGATAGCACTAACGAATGGCGCATAGCAGGCACGCCCAAGGCGCGTGCGAGTCTACTTATAAGGGGGTTGTCAAGCGGTGACCCTGACATGAGTGCATCGGCGGGCGCATTCGATACAGTGGTGGCAACGTGGAACGCAGACGCAGATGCAAATAGAATAACACTCAATACTGCAACAGGTGTGGCAACGGTACTAGGGGCGGGAACGTACTTCGTTTATGCAGAGTTAGATTTTGATAGGGATGGTGGCGCTACGTCCGATTGGACGCGAGCAGTCGTGCGGGTAAATGACTCTGTAGAGCTAACTGGCCCAATGTCATGGACACCTGACGAGGGTAATAACGGCAACGGTACAGGCTGCGCATACTGTCAAGTCACGGGAATGTTGCGCCTTGAAGCAGGCGATGAAGTAACAATTCATGCAACTGGTGTACAGATAGGTGCAGGCTTGCTCGATTTGAATGCATCCGACTGCAATTTCACACTAACGAGTATTTCATAATGCAGGCACTAACAAGAGAAGAGCGCGCATTCAATGCGGCATGCGTTAGATGGCTAATGTTGCCGTGGTATAAGCGATTGTTCACTAAAAAGCCAAAATAGGAGGTGATATAGGATAGCTTTAACAAGGATGTTTTAAGCCCCAGTATAACGGGGCTTTTTTTATGATATAATCGCATAAAGACTGACGAAAGACTGACTATGGCCAAGCATGAGTTCGACAAAGACAACCAGCCCAAGGACGAGGCAAGAAAGCCCAGGGGAAAGGGCAAGAAGTCGCTAATGCTTGACGCTATTCGTGAGACTTGCACGGATGGTGATGAAATGGAGTATTTGAAAAAGGTAGTTGCTGCATCTCTTGGCGACCCAACCACCAACCCACCAACCCCTCCCAATCCCACATTGATGACACTGGTTATTAATAGAGTAGAGCCACCTTTAAAAGGGGTTAGCCCTATGGTTAGCTTCGACTTTGACCCTGATGCAATACCGGCAGTACAAGCCAGTCAAGCAATGGCAGCGGCGGCTAGTGGATTGATACCGACAGACATAGCATCGTTATTTGTTACATCCATTGCAAGCATGCTCAAGATTGAAGAGGTCACAGAGATAGCAAGGCGCTTATCTGAGATAGAGAAGGTGCTCGAAGCGAATGGCTAGTCCCTTGCTTAAAGCTTTGGATTCAATCGAGGCCAGAATATCCATGGCCAACGGTACTAACTCTAAAACCCCTATTGGTATTGTGTGCCCTAATGATGGCCATATAAGAACCGTTAAGGAAATAGATGGGGTATGGACGCAAACCTTTGAAGACCCATTGTTTAGCATTCCATTAAAGCTTGAGCCAATCCTATTAAGGCCGAAGCGATTTATCATCATTGTAGGTGGTCGTGGGTCGGGTAAGTCTGAATCATTGGCAGGCATTGAGTCCATGCGCCTTAATGATCACGGTATTAAGTTAGCCTGCTTCCGTGAGTTCCAAAACAGTATAGAGGACTCGGTTTATTCGCTGCTGTATAACAAAATAAATTCGGCGGGGTATGAAGGGTTTAAAAAGACCAATACATCAATCAAGAGTAACGCAGGGGGAGAGGCTAAGTTTAGGGGGTTAGCGCGTAATCCAGACAGTGTGAAGTCAATGGATGGGTTCAAGGACTTCTGGGTAGAAGAGGCCCAGGCCGCATCCGAGAACAGCCTCAAATTGTTAACCCCCACAATGCGTGAAGAAGGTGGCCGAATTATCTTTACTGCTAACCCGTCATCAAGTGAAGACCCATTCAGTAAGCGCTTCATTGCCCCGTTTATGAATCAGCTAGGGGCTAATGGTATTTACGAGGATGATCTACACCTTGTCATTATGATCAACTGGCGAGATAACCCTTGGTTCCCTGAATCACTTAACCAAGAAAGAGAGTGGGATTATGAGAACCTGCCAAGGGCTTTGTATGATCACATATGGGAAGGTAAGTTTAACGACTCGATTGATAACGCCCTAATCATGGCTGAATGGTTTGACGCCTGTATTGATGCTCACAAGAAACTTGGCTTTAGTGGTAAGGGTGCAAGGATGGCAGCACATGACCCATCAGACACAGGACCAGATAGTAAAGGATTTGCAGCTAGACACGGTTCAATTGTTACTCACGTAATGGAGAAGACGGATGGCGACATTAACGAGGGCGGGGACTGGTCAACGGGTTTGTGTATTGATCTTGGTATCGATAGTTACACTTGGGATTGTGACGGCATGGGGGTTGGTCTTTCTAGGCAGACAAGCGAGGCGTTTAGCGGCAAGGCTATTGCGTTAACCATGTTTAAGGGGTCGGAGAGTGTTGACCGGCCCACAGCTATCTATGATCCAGTGATAAAGAAAGGCGTTGAGCAGCAAAAGAAAAACAAAGATGTCTTTAAGAATAAGCGTGCCCAGTATTACCAGGTATTGCGTGACCGGATTTACAATACCTTTAGGGCAGTGGTCCATGGTGAGTACAAAGACCCTGATACACTGATTAGCTTTGATTCATCTATTGAGCTGATAGGCAAGCTAAGGGCGGAGTTGTGCAGGATGCCGGTTAAGCCTAACGCCAATGGATTGATTGAGTTGTACACCAAAGACGTAATGAAGAAGCGCTTTAAAGTGGCCTCCCCTAACCTGGGGGACTCTGTAATGATGCTAATGAGAGAACCTGTTATAATCGAACCAATTACCCTTGACTTTGAATCGGAATTTTAAATGGCCACCAAGCAAGAAAAACTAGACAAGATTCACCGCATAGCTGTTGAGCGGTTTGAGTCCATTATGACCCGGGAGCGTGATCAGCGAGCCCTGGCCGTTGAGGATGCAAAGTTTGCCCATGCGCCAGATGGTCAATGGGATGAAAACGCCATAGAGAAACGCAAGGACCGTCCCCGTTATACGATTAACCGTGTGGCCGGTGCTATTGACCAATTGGTGGGTGATAGACGCCAGAACCGAACAGACATCAAGGTGCGCCCTGTAAGCGGTGGTGCTGATAAACAATTGGCCGACATATACAATGGTCTAATTCGTAACATTGAAGGGCTTAGCAAGGCAGAGAACGCCTACGACATGGCATTTGATGAACTGGTAACGGGTGGTTATGGTGGGTGGCGTGTACTCACGGAGTTTTCAGATGATGATAGCTTTGAGCAAGACATACGCATCCACACAATCGACTCAGCATCCACAAGCTTATTCTTCGACCCTGCCGCCAGTGAGTACGACAAGCGCGATGCCGGTCACGCATTCCTGACTACCTTAATGCCTGTGGAAGAGTTCAAGGCTAAGTTTCCAGATCAGCCGGAAATATCATTTGATCAAGAGCAGTTCAATAGTAATTTGTGTTCGTCTTGGTTTAATAACGACATGGTGCGCATTGCTGAGTACTGGGTAAAGGTTCCGGTCATGCGTAACATCGGCTTGCTATCTGATGGCCGTGTTATCGATCTTGATGACGAGTCTATTGTGTTGGATGAATTGGCAGCTCAAGGCGTAACAGTACAAAGCGAGCGCAAGATTAAAAGCCATAAGGTTGTGATGTATAAAATGTCCGGTGCTGGCATGTTGTCCGGCCCTAGTGAATGGGCAGGTAAGTTTATCCCGTTGATTCCTTCCTTTGGTAAGGTGGCGCGAATTGAGGGCAAAGAGTACGTGCGTGGATTAGTGCGTAACGCCAAAGACCCTAACCGTATTTATAATTACACGGTATCAAGTGAGATAGAGACCACAGCGTTAACACCTAAAGACCCGTATTGGATCACAGCAACCCAGGCTAAAGGGCATATACCCCAGCTAAAAACATTCAACACTAGCAACCAGCCATTCATGCTGTACAACGCAGACCCAGAAGCCCCAGGCGCACCACAGCGTACCGGTGCCCCATCGGTACAGGCGGCAATGATTGGCCAGCGACAGAACGCAGCGCTAGATATATACGCCACCACAGGCATTGAGCCAGCATCATTGGGCAATAGCCCGGAGCTGAAAAGTGGTAAGGCTATCATTGCTCAGCAAAAGATGGGTGACCGTGGCTCATTTGTGTATACCGATAACCTGAATAAATCCATTGAATACACTGGTGAAATATTGGTGGACCTAATCCCGCGCATCTATGACACAGAGCGGGTCATCCGAGTGTTAAACATTGATGGCACCAGTGAAGAGGTCAAGATTAATGCAGGGCTGGCCAACTTTAACGAGTCCATCACTGACACACAGACAGGCAAAGACGAGATAGTTTACGACCTATCCCGTGGCAAGTATGACGTAGTGGTGACAGCAGGCCCTTCCTTCGCATCACAACGCCAGGAATCAGCACAGCAATTGATTGACCTGACAGCTAATAGCCCACGCTTTGAGGCCATCGCTACTGATTTGATAGCCAAGAACCTTGATGTCTTGGAGTCTGAAGAGCTAACCAAGCGCATTAGAAAGAAGATGATTCAAGAAGGCACGGTGACACCAACAGACGACGAGACGGAAGAGCTAGGCTTAAACCAACCACAACCGCCTAGTGAGTCCGAACAAGCTCTGTTAGATAATGTCTTAATGCAGAATGAAAAGCTAATGGCAGAGATTGAAGGCATTGACGCTAAGAACGCCAAAGCCATGGCAGACATTAACAAGCAGAATCTAGACGCCATGCAATCTATGCTTGATAACTTTGCCAAACAGCAAGAGCTAGGCATTCCACTATCAAGCCGTGACCATGACAATCGAGTTAAGCAGAATGATATTATTGCCGATACTCAGCAGGTGATAGACCCAGGTCCGAACAGTGAAGCCGCTTCGGAGTTGGCAGCACTATCACAGCAACCAGTACAGCAGTAAACACTAGGGGCTTGACCGCCCTTTTTGTTTGGACTAGTATTAGATTAAGTCTAACAAGGGAGAGGGATAGTGGACGCATTTAAAGAGTGGGAGCTGGAAACGAGAATCAAAAAGCTAGAGGGCGGCGGTTTGGATAACCTAATGGCTAACTACAATAAAAAGATTGATAGTATTTTCAGTGGTGCGATTGATAAGCTTGACGTCCTATCTGTAGAGCTTATGACTCCAGAAGAAATAAGGCCGGAATATCACAATGCTGGGTATTACTTAAATCAGCTGGCGGCTAGGGGTCAGTCAGGGAGCTACGACCAAAGAGGATTGGCCCAAGCTCAACAGGGTTACGGGCTGGTGCCGGGGGCGCAAAATCAATTAGCTGCGCAGTCTGGTATGTACGGGCAATCGTTTGGGCAGTTTGGTTTTTTAGGTATGGCGGGAATAGGGAGAATATAAATGAATAACACACACAAGCTACTACTAGCCTTTATTAAAGCAAGTGGGTATGAGGTTGAGCGAGTGGCAATTATGGCGAAAGACTCCGACAAGATAGTTAATGATTACAAGGTGACTAAGAGGCAAAGCGGTAATTTTCCAGTGGGTAGAAAGCCTGCACCACCAAACCTACCCACCGTACAGGAGCTAAATAACGAGTTCAAAAAGGATCACCAACTATGAAAACCTATAGCGCAAGCGACCTAGGATCACACAAGCGCACAGAGATATTCGAAGCCGCTAAGAGTGACGGGGTTATCATTCAGAAGAAGAACACTAATGGCGAGGTGCTGGAGGAGTTTGTGATGATTCAGGCTGACAGCCAAGCCATATATCAGCTATTCCATAATGACGACCTCAATCCAGCGGTGATGCGATGAGAGGCGTTATATTCTGGTCAGTGGTCAGGGTAATTGAACTGGCCCTAATGTGCTTAGGTATAGCCACTTTAGTTGTTTTGTTCTAGCCCTCTTCGGAGGGTTTTTTATTGCCTGCCTTATAGTTAAAACCTATCAGTCCACCCCTATTTGTAAGCAATAGCCTATTAGGTTAAAATACCCCCATAGGTACGCGACCTTATCGCGGCTAACTACTCTTTTTGAGGCTTTACAATGACAGACGCTGCACTTGTTGACGATAATATGCCACCTCTTGACCCTGTACCGGAACAGGTAAATGAATCGGTTGAATCAGAAACGCCCGAGGCCTCAGCACCTCAAGCGGACGATAAGCCCGTTGAAAACGATGGTTTTCAGAAGCGGATCAATAAAGTAACTGCCGAGAAGTATACGGCACAGCGTGAAGCCAAGGCATTGCAAGAGCGGATAGCGCAGCTAGAAGCGGCAGTTCCTAAGCCAGAAGTAAAAGCGCCAACCCTGGAAGACCATGATTATGACGAAGCAGCATTTCAAGCGGCCTCTATCAGTCATCAGGTTAAACAGGGTGTAGCGGCAGAGTCGCAGCGATTACAACAGCAAGCCGTGACAGCTCAGCAAGTACAGGCACAACAGGCAGCCGCCAATGCATTTGATGCACAAGTGACAGCATGTACAGCCAAGAACGCAGACTATCAAGACAAGGTTGCTCAATTACCTGAATTCAACCAGGACACATTGAGCGCAATCATGGCATCAGAGCAAGGCGCAGATTTAGCCTATGAGCTGGCCAGCCGATTAGACCTAGCTGATGAAATTGCCAACGCTTCGCCATACGTGGCAATGATGAAACTGGGTGAGCTAAGCGCGCAATTAAAAGCAACACCACAAATTAAACCAAGTGCAGCGCCTGCACCCATTGAACCAGTATCTTCGGGCGGGGCTTTGTCGAAAGACATAGGCGAGATGTCCATGGAAGAACTCTACAATCTGTAAAGGCTTTCTAAGCATATAAAGGAGTTAGCATAATGGCTAATAATTTCAAGAATACGTCATTAGTGACGAAAATCGCGGTTAAGGAATTCTTAAACGCATTGGTGATGGGTCAGAAAGTTGACCGTCAATTAGATTCACAATTTCGCAAGGTGGGCGCGTCTATCGATGTTCGCCGCCCTGTTATGTTTGACTCGTCAGACGGTGCCACCTTATCGGGTACAGGCACAGACATTGAAGAGCGCGCAGCTACCGTGACACTGGATAAGCGCAAGAAGGTACACTTTGAGATTGATTCCCAGGCCATGACTTTGAACATTGAAGACATGACTTCCCGTTATATTCGCCCAGCAATGGAAGAGTTAGCGCAGAAAGTGGAAACCGATCTTGGTGACGTGTACAAGCAAATTGGTAACTTTACCGGCACCCCGGGAACCACACCAAGTACTTTCTTAACTGTTGCCCAGACCGGCGCAGTATTGAGTAAGCTTGGCGTACCTATGCAAGATCGCTGTTTGTTTGTTAACGCAGATGCCGCAGTGGTTCTAGCCAACGGTTTACGTGAAGTATTCCCAGAAGGTATCGCCAAGAAAGCAATCGAAGAAGCTAGTGTTGGTCGTTATGGTCGTTTTGACATCTTCGAGTCTAACTCTTTGGCTACTCATACTGTAGGTGTCGCCACTGGTACGCCTTTGGTTAACGGTGCCACTCAAAACGTGACCTATGCGGCCTCCGGTGACAGCTGGACTCAAAGCCTAATCACGGACGGCTGGACTAACAGCACTGCCGATATTTTGCTGGAAGGTGACTCGTTCACTATTGCGGGTGTTAACTCTGTTAACCGACGCACTCGTGTTGATACTGGTGATCTTCAAACCTTTACCGTGACTGCTGATGCGGCGTCAGGTGCAACCACTGGCCCGTCTACCCTGACCATTACCCCGCCAATGATTACTTCTGGCCCATACCAGACTGTAACAGCGGCTCCGGCTGATGATGCGGCTATTGTCGTACTAACAGGCGCTAGCGGTACAAGTCACCCGCAACACCTTGGTTTCCACAAGAACGCTATCACCTTGGCCATGGCTCCGCTTGATATGCCAACCGATGGTGCCAGTGCAGCTCGTGAAAGCTTCAAAGGTATTTCGATTCGCTCGGTTCGTCAGTATGACATCACGAACGATAAGACGATTTTCCGCTTCGATATTCTTTATGGTATCAAGGCGCAGAATCCAGACTTTGCTGTCCGTTTAACTGGCTAGTATGAGAGGGGCTTAACGGCCCCTTTTCTTTTTACCCTTCAGAGTTAAATCAATGAGCAACGAAACCAAACGCTGGATTTATCACGAAACCAAAGACCCGCGCATTATTAATGATGGCGAGTTTGAAAAATTTGAAGCTTTAGGCTGGGCTGATACCCCTGCTAAATTCCTGAAGCTGGAAACCATCGGCATTGATCAACAAAAGATTGATAGTGGCGATGAAGGCGAAGCGGCCAAAGCACAGCAGGCCCTCGATACTGTTAGCGGTGTTGTTAACTCGCTTAACGGTGCATTGAACCTGGATGCAATGAATAAGGTGGAGCTAGAAGAGTATGCCTTAGAGCACTTCGGTGTCGACCTTGACCGCCGTAAAAACCCTGCAAAGCTACGCAAAGAAATACGTAAATTAATGGAGTCCTAAATGGCCACAGCTTCAAGCTTTATAACTCGAGCATTGCAAAAGCTTGGAGTTCGTACCAGTGAAAGCCCTATTGAAGCCTCAGAAATGCAAGATGGCTTAGACGAGCTTAACGACATGTTGAGCAGTTGGGAGATGTCCGGCTTTGAGATGGGGTTTTCCCCTGTCATGGATGCCGATGACGAGATTAGGGTGCCTCGTGAGGCTCATGCGGCCATCAAAGCCAACCTAGCAGTAAGAATGGGGCCGGAGTATTCGCGAAACCCTGACCCAATACTGATGGACCAAGCGCGCACCACCAAGAAAGAGCTATTAAACGCCCTTATTATTATTGGCCCAGTTGCTTACCCTTCTACCCTGCCATTAGGTTCGGGCAATGAATGTGCGGGCTTTATAACCGACCGCAAGTTTTTCCCAGAGAATGAGCAGGAGCACTTTTAGTGAAAACACAGCTAGAAATAGCCAATGGGTTTTATGTTAGCGACTCACTGCCATTATCTGCCCAACGCTGTATTAACTGGATTCCTGTTATACCTCAGGCAGCGGCATTAAATCAGCGGGCTTTATTTGATGCCCCAGGTTTAACCTTGTTCGGTACGGCGGCAGGAATTAACCGTGGCGCTCAAGAGATGAAAGAGGTGCCTTACTTTGTTAACGGCAATACCCTTTATTCCGTTGACGCTTTGGGTGCATCTACTGCCCATGGCACCATAGAGGGCACAGGTCGTGTATCCCTAGCCAATAACGGTCAGTATCTTGTGGTGGTGGTGCCAGGTGGCAAGGCATACGCATTTAACAATGCGGATAGCACGTTAACAGAAATAACCGATATAGATTTCACAGCCAGAAAAGCTAACACGGTTGTTTTTAAAGACGGTTATTTTGTTTATTCGTCAGCCGATGGCAGTGTATTTTTTAACTCTTCCCTTAATGACCCGTTTACTTATTCGGGCTTAGACTTTGGCACGGCAGAAATAAACCCAGACAGAATAGTGGCCCTGCATGTAAACCATAATGAATTATTTGTTACTGGCTTAGAGACCATTGAGTTATTCCAAAACGTGGGTGGGGCGGGCTTCCCATTTCAGCGTATCCCGGGTGCCAATATACAAAAGGGTGTGCACGCTAAATTTAGCCTAGTGGAGTTTGATAATACCTTTTTGTTTATTGGTGGTGGTCTCAATGAAGGCTCAGCCGTGTGGAAGGTATCCGGTTCCTCTTCGGCGCAAAAGATTTCAAGCTCTGCCATTGATAACGCAATCCAAGAATTTACCCGCGATGAAATAGCCAACGCATTTGCTTGGACCTATTCGGCGGGCGGTTGCTTCTTTGCAGGCTTTACACTTGAAAGCGATAGAATCCCCTGCAAGACATTTGTTTATGATGCCACCACATCAGCCCTAGCAGGTCAGCAAACATGGCATGAGCGCCAATCAGGTGTTATTGATAACAGCTGGCGGGTTAACTCAATTGTATCGGCTCATGGTCAGTTATTGGTTGGTGATTCACAAGGCGGTAACATTGGATTCATAGATAAGAGCAACTATACAGAGTACGGCGATATCATGGTTCAAGAGCGCACCTCGCAACCCTTCCAAGCGGGTGGCCTTCCCATCTTCGCTGGTGAGGTTCAGCTAACCATGGAGTCGGGCGTGGGTTTAACACTTGGACAGGGTTCCGACCCTCAAATTAGAATGGATTATTCCGACGATGGTGCACGAACATTCTCCAGTGAGTTTAGCCGCTCATACGGTAAAATAGGCGAATATAGTTCATTACCAACATGGCGCAGACAGGGCCGAATCCCCCGCCATAGGGTGTTAAGATTCAAAACTTCAGAGCCGGTTAAGAGTGTTATAATCAAGCTCGAAGCGGATGTTGAAGGCGGTACGCAGTAATGGCGGACTTAATACCACCAAGGCGTAATGAGCTTTTAACCCGTGACGGTGTACCAACTCAGCGCTTTGCAGACTACCTTGAGCGCCTAACCTCGCAAACCAATACCACTGTAGCGGCTACCAGTATTAACGCCGATGGCTCAGCAGCCAGGGCGCAATTGCTAGCCCTTCAGTTGCAGGTTGGTAGTGGTGACTTTTTAACATCAGACGAAACGGGCTTTACCGTTGATACCGATAAATTAACCGTTGATATGGACGAGGCATAATGGCTCAGCAAACAATAAATACAGGTGCAGCGGCTAACGACAGAACGGGTGATACTTGGCGCGATGCCATGATCAAGACCAATGATAACTTCGATGAACTATTCGGCCTTTCTATTGATCGCCGGATTGTTATTAATCAATTATCTGATTTTCCAGCGGCGGCGGCGGGTGTCATTACCCTAGCGGCCAATACTCAATATTTAATTGCCAATGATGTAAACCTCGGAACAGATCGACTAGTTATGGCGGCCAACACTTCAGTGTCTGGCATTGAGTCCATCGTAGTCACTTTGTCTTATACCGGCACGGGGGACATGTTCACCATCTTAAATACCCGAAGCCGAATAAGTCAGTTGTCTATTTCTTGCGTAAGTGGTCGCGTTGTTAATTTGTCAGATAACACCGACACTATTTTTCGAATGAATGATTGCAGTGTTGCCTGTGATCGCTTTGGCCTGTTTAACAGTTCGGGCGCAAACGGTACTACCATGCGATTCACTAACGTGAGTCCATCCTCCATTACTACTAGCGGCCTGACCTTTACCGGCGCTTGGAATACCTTGCTGTGGGAAATATCAGCGGCCAACATTTTAGCGGGCATTTTCTTTAACTTGGGCAGTGCTACGTTTAGCGCTTTTATTTCCAACACTGTTCTTATTAACGTATCGGCGGGCGCAACCTTCTTAAGCGGTGCAACTGGTTCGGCCAATATAAATGCGGGCGGTATAGGGCAGATTCGTTCAACCCTTTCCTCGGGTGCCGGTACTTTGTTAGCGGGAATAACAACAGCAGACGCGCGGTGGGAATTTCTACACAATGACGATATACAAGACACAAGACCGGACGCACTAATGTCAATGCAAGGGAATGCAACGGTTACGACAATAGCGGTGGCGGGCACATATGTGTTAACGGCGGGCACTTGGGCAGATGAAGGGGCGTCTCAGTTTACATTCACAACCGGTGGGCGGCTAACGTATGTCGGCGGCAAAGACGCTCGACTACCTATTGATTTCTCATGTTCAGCAGAGCCTGTAAGTGGTAACGCCAAAACTATGGCCTTTCAGGTGGCCTTTAATGGCGTACCTATTCCAGAAAGCAAACGAACCGGCTCGGCAGATGCAGGCAAACCCGCAGCAGTGGCCATACCTTGGCAGCTTACCTTTTCAACGGGTGACTTTGTAGAGGTGTTTGTGACCAATGACACAGACACAATCGACGTATTAGTTTCAAGTGCGGTTGGGAGGGTTAACTAATGGCTGAAGGTATACTGGTTAACAGCGCTCAGAACACTGTAGCGGATAGCATTCAGTTATTCTATACGTCACCAACTACCGGCAGCGGTACACGGGTGACGGCCTTTACAGCTACCAACGACACAGCATCAAGCAAGACGTATAAAGGGTATATTTATGATGCTAGTGGCAGCGCGTTAACGGCGGTTATACCACAAAAGATTATTGTGCCGGACCGCTTTGACCTTGGCCCTTCTATGATTGGCCAGTTAATTCCACCGGGTGGAACGCTAAGAATGGAAAGCAGCGACGCTTTATCCATAGCCTTTAGAGTCACAGGGAATGAGCTTTGATATTTCACCAGACTGAAGACATGGAACTGGTTAAACAGATAATGCTAATGCCTGAAATATTAAAGTATGCGGCAGAGGATAAGCCAGATCATAACCCAGCCTTTACCTGTAATGATGGCGAGGCTTGGTTATTGGCCATGGACGGCGATGACTTTGTGGGGATTATTTACACTCACATAACCGGCGAAGTGGTGGCGAACTTTCACACGTACATTTTAGAAAAGCATAATCGGAAGTTTAAGCGCATGTGCCGCACCTTCTTAAGATGGTTTGCCGACAACATGCCAAAGCAGATAATCAAATTAAATACGCTAATGCCAAGCCATGCCAAGGCAGCTTTTAAAATAGCCATTAGCCTCGGATTCACTAAAGAAGGTACGGACCGCATGAGCTACAGAAAATATGATAAAATATGGGACAGATACCATATGGGCATAACCCGAGGTGAAATGTAATGGGCTCATTAGTTAATACCGTTGTAGATATTGGAACGCTTGGCAATGTGTCAGATGTTACCGGTCAAAAAGCAGCGGCAAGAGCGGCGGAAGGCGCGGCAGATGTTCAGGCGCAAGCATCACAGGCAGGCATTGAAGAGCAGCGCCGACAATTTGATATATCCCAAGAGCAGGCGGCCCCATTTCGAGAAGCGGGTGTTGGCGCACTAGGTCAGCAACAGGCGTTGCTAGGTCTATCTGGTCAGGAAGCACAGCAAACAGCATTTGCAGGGCTTGAAGAATCCCCAGGTCAGCGCTTTATTCGTGACCGGCAAGAGCGCGCCTTATTGCGTAATGCTTCGGCTACCGGCGGCTTAGGTGGTGGCAATGTAAAAACCGCCCTACAACAACAAGCGGCGGGCTTTGCTCAGCAGGACATACAAAACCAGTTTGGCCGTTTAGGTCAGCTATCAGGCCAAGGTCAGACAGCAACAACCAACATAGCTCAGCTAGGCGGGCAAGCCTCGGCAAACATTTCTAACCTACTTGGGCAGCAAGGCGCGGCGCGGGCATCTGGTATACTTGCACCGGCACAGGCTAACGCAGCGGCCACCAACCAGCTGCTATCACTTGGCGGAACACTTGGCGGCGCAGCATTGGGAGCACCATAGATGGCACAATTAATAAGAGCAGACTTTAACCAGCTCGTCCCTCAGCTTGGATTACTTGGCCAGGGCTTTGAGCAGGGCCAGCGCATTAGTCAAAACATGGCTAACCGACAAGCATTAGCCCAGCAGCAGGAGCAGGCGGCTCAGTTGTCAGGTCAGCAGCAACTAGCGGCGGGCGGTGATCAGGCAGCTTTGCAACAGGTGGCCGGTCAAGACCCACAGGCAGCTCGACAAATTCAGCAGTTGTTAGCTAGCCAGGACGAAGCCGAACGCGCCGAAGGTTTGCGGGAAAATGAAGTATTAACCCGAACCGCTTTGGATGCTTTATCCATTGAAGACCCAGGCAAAAGACGGTTGTTTCTTGAGCGCCAGAAGAATCTATTTGTTGAGCAGGGCCGTTCAACCACTAACATCGACCGCGCATTATCTCTTGATGACGACGGCTTAAATCAGGCCATTACCTTACAAGCGCGCCAAGGAAAAACCATATCTGAATTAGCGCAGCAACAGTTCCCAGATACCGAGCAGTTAATCAGGACCACAGAGGCAGAAACAGCCAGAGCAAAAGAAGCCCGTTTAGCTACCAAAGCAGCGGCCCCCATTCCTGATGTTTTACTACAAGGGTTAAGCGAAGACGTTTCCGCTAAAGCCTCGGCATCCTTTAGCGCGGCTGGTGGTGGCGAAAAAGGATTAAAGGCATTTGCTAAGGTAGTAGACAAGGCCACAGAGCAAGAGCGCCGACTAGCATCACCGGCAATTATTCAAAGTTCATTTCCTAATGCAACACAGGCGGAAGTGGTACAGCTACAAGCCACCATGGACGCAGCCAGAACCACAGAAACCGGCTTAAAAGCCGCTAAGGATGTACGAGAAGCCCAGCGAACCACCAAGAAGGCTAAGACATTCCAGCAAAGAGGCGTGGCATTGCTTGATAGCATTCTGGAAAATGAACAGCTTGGTGACGTGGTCGGCTCAATTGAAGGCGGCATAGATTTTCGTTTCTCTGATGTTGAATCGGAATTAATAGACGATATTAACGAGGTGGGCGACATCTTAACCGCTGATAACCTAAACCTAATGTCTGGCGTGTTGAGTGAATCAGACATTAAGATTCTGCGAGCATTGGCAGGTGGCGGTTTGAAGCGCACCAGGACAGAGGAGCGCTTTAGAAAAGACGTTACCGCCTTACGTGATAAACTTGGCGCTAGCGAGGTTTTGACCGCCGA